CGTGATCCAAGATCAGACCCTCGGAGAAGTTTCCGACGATGACGCGGCTCTCGTTGTCATTGTCACCGAGGTTGGTCGGGACGTTCCTGGTGGTGATGACGGGGAGGCCGAAGAGGCTGCCGCGAGGACCGTTGTAACCTGGGATCGGGTCAACGCTGTCGCGAGTCTGAGGCTTGCCGACGTAGTACTCAGCGGTTGCGTCAGCCTTACGCTCCTTGACGATGCGGCCCCAAGTGCGCGGGTGCATCAGGATTGCGTTCGGTGCGCCGTAGTACTCGGTGTGAATGGCGGTGATGCCGTCCACGATCTCGTCGAGCAGATCAGCAACGTCACTGGAGGTCAGGAGAGAAGCGGAGTTGGACTGGACGCCGGGGGTGTTCAGGATTCCCGTAGGCTGGCCGTTGCCGGAACCGCTGATGAAGGCGATCTCCTCAAGGGCCGCGAGACGCTTCGCAAGGTCTTCATAAACAAGGCGGTCAACCGAAGGCTGGCTGTTCCTGAGCAACTGGTTCGTGACGACCGACATACCGGCCTTCCAGAAGGTGTTGACAGAAATCTCACCGAAGGTCATGTCGGACTCAGGCTTGTCAGCCAGTTCCGCGACCCAGCCTGCGCTCAGTCCGCCGGTGATGGCGGCGATGCGGAGCGTGTCGGACGATACCGGCACACGGCTGAAGAGTGGGCGAAGGACGTTAGCCTGCTCGCGGATGGTGAGCAGTTCGCTCGAAACCTGCGGCGGGACCAGATAGCCACCAGCGGAGCCGCTGGATTGCGTCATGGTCTTAGCGGACATCGCCTCGGCCCAACGGGCGGTTGCGGCGGCGTCGTTCTTGGTCAGAGACTTGTGTGCGTCTGCGAAGAAGGAAGGATTGTCGGAGTCGTCGGTCCACGGAGACTCGTCAGAGTCAGCGGACTCGCCTGCGCCAAGCGCGAAGTCGGAGTGAGGCTCACGAGCGGCGCTGATCGCGTCACGAAGAGTAGTGACCTCAGAAGTCAGGCTCTTAACCTGCGCCTTCTGAATCTCCTCGTCACGAGCGGCGGTGAGAGTCTTAACCTGCTCGTCAATGCCCTCGATCTGCTCGGTCAGCGACTTGACGGACTCGCCATCATGGTCGTCGGCCTCAAGGCGCTCGGAAAGTTCAGTTGCCCGCTCGGTCAGTTCCTCGAACTGGGGGCCGAAACGGTCATCGATCTGCTTGATAAGGTCGGAATCCATTTGCATAAAGAATCTAATCAGGTCGCGTGACAAAAACGCAGGAACCTAGCCCCTCCGGCAAGTTTGATTTGAAGAAGCGGACTTTGAGGTTGCGCCAGCGTAAGTGAAGGTGCCTGAGAAGCGCCACTTACGGGTCGCACACCGGGCCTTAACGTAGTGCTGCACCTTGCCCTTGTACTTCCAAGAGCGCTGCACCTTTGTCTGGAACTCGATGATAGCGCTACTGAGTGGCAGCGTCGGGATACTGACATCGAGCACCTTGCCGAACCCGCTTCGTCCAGAGGGCTTCAGCACGCCGGTCAGCACCGTGCCAAGCGCGACAGCGTTAGTGTAGGAGAAGAGACGCAAGACAGGACGCCCGTTAACTGGCGGGCCGTTGAAGGCAGTGATCTCTGCGTCCAGCACTGTCTCGGTAAAGCCGGCCAGCGCTACCTTTGCTGCGCCAGTTCCGACAATCGAGTTCGGACAGGCTGCGCGGGCGAGTGCTGTGTTCAATCCATCAATCGCGGCGCGGCAGACCGGCAAGCCAGCGGCGGTGAACACAAAGTCATCATCAAAGTAAATCTGAGCGCGAGTGGCCGGGAAAATTTGAGCGCCCGGAGCATCTGGCCCGGTTGCGGTAATCACGTTAAGCGATGCGGCGGTGTAAGTCTTCGCCGGGTGCTTGATCGGCGCGGCTGTCGCCGAGACCGTCTGTGTGTTGGCTCCGGCTGAAGTCGGAAAAGCCAAGAATCCAATAATTGCTATGGTTGAGATCAGTCGTTTCACTTGTACGCTCCTTGTCTTTCTAGTTCGGCCTTTCGGCGGCGGGCTTTCGCGGCAATGGCTTGTGCGGCGGCGCGGGTCTTAGGTACTGGCTCGCCCCAAGCCGCAGCAGTTAGAGCAAGTCTAGTCGGTTCGCCGTTCTTTCCAATCATCGGCCCGGACGGGTTTGTGTAGAACCGCAGCGCCCATGAAATCCAGCGCTTCTTGTCTGCGACCGATGCCTTCGAGTAATTCTTTACACCGGGTCGGATGTTCTGGCCCTGCGCTTTAAGCGAGGCCCGGCCCTTACTATTTAGACCGCCTTTTGGGTTCTGCCCTTCTTTCCGCTGCCACGTCTCAGATTTTTCTGTCTGACGGGGTTTGCAGTTGACGCACTCGCAGTCAATGCAATCGCAGTTAGCGCAATCGGCGCAGTCGCACTGGCTACAGCCGGTCAGGGACTTCGAGCGGTAGTTCTCGCACTGCTTGGCAAAGGTGTCCAACTTGCGCTGTGCGCGAGCGACGGCTTCAGCCGAGGCGCCCTTCACTTGCGAGATGCGAGCGCGAGCGTTTGCCACAGCGCGGCAGTTGAGAGTTCCGTCCGGCTCACGAACGGGCAGGCCGTAGCGCTGCTTGCCCTCACCGGCATCGGGGCCACGGTCGAGGACACAAGCGCGCTTCCACTGAGCATCGTCGTAGCCAGCCGACGAGCCGGACCACGGCTGATCGGTGAAGTCGCCCATCGACTTCTTAGAAGGCAGGACGGGGCGGAGGTCTTCGGCCGAGGGCTTGCCGCCAGCGGCGCGGGCCACTTCGACGACTGCCCTCAACAGCGCTGGCAAATCCTCTCGGCCCTTGTAAGTCATGTCATCAACCGACTCGTCCCACTCGCTCTGCCACTCAATCGAGGCGAACAGTTCGGCCAGCATCTCGGCGTCCCCGGCCTGCGCGACCATTCCAACTCGATCCAGCAGCGCAGCCAGCATACCTTCGTCAACCTCGTACTCGTCTTCCTCGTGCATCGCCTTCGACGCAACCTCAAGGCGGTCGTAGGCGGCATGAAGGTCGGCTACCTTCTCTGCGAAGTAGTTGAGCGCTTCGGCTGTCTCGTCGGAGACCTCTTCGATCTCACCGGCCGCGATGTCCTCTGCGGCGGCTTCAAACGACTTCTGCGCCACAGCGAACAGCGCGCCGGGCTGGACTGGCACGGGAGTTACGGAAATCTCTGCGAGGTCGATGGTGCCGATGCGCGGGCCGTTCTTTGTGATGGTCACGCGAGACAAGCCGCGAACCGACAAGCCCTTCATCATGCCGCGCCTTACCTTATCGACGACATCCTCAGCCCAAGTCCCAGCCTGTGCTTTTGCGATGCGAGCGCGTGTCCACAGACCACGCTCAGGGTCCACGCGCAGTTCTTCGATAACGCCCAACTGTCGCTTATTGTCGTGCTCGAAAAGAAGCGGAATCTCTGCACGGGTCGCCTTCTCGCAAGCGTCGTCGAACGCTCCCGGTAGAAAAGCCTCACCCTGTCGGTCAACCTCGAAATCTGCGGCATACCCTTCAATGATGACATCGCCTTCGTCGGTAGTGACCGATTTCTCGGTCGGAATCAGAACATCGAGTTCAAAAGGTGCGTTTGCATCCATACTTACAGATTACGCTAACGGGTGACGCGAGCCGCGACTTCAAACCCGCTGCCCACGGCCCAGACAACCAGAGAAGCAATCATCTGATCAGAGATCGCTAGGATCACAGCAAGCAGAAGAATCAGAGGTGCCAGTGGCGACTTCATACAGCGTCACTAGGGCGCAGAGCGCCCGAAAAATAGGTTCCGAGGTCCAAAGGGGTCAGCCTCCAAAGCGCGGGAAGTTGTAAGCCATGTCGTCAATCGCACACACGATGCACTCGCCAATCTCTCCGGCGTCCCGGCCCGGCAACTTTCCAGAGGCGTATGGGATGCCAACACGCGAGGTCGATCCGCAGCCGGTTGTGTACGTAGTCTGCATCCCCGGCACCGGGGTCATCAACTCTTTGGCTACGGGCGTGCGTTGTGGGGCGAGTTCGGTCGGTCTGCATGGTTCCGGGTAGAATGAGGCTCCTTCCGCTTTTGCGGCTTTTCCAAACCGCTTTAACTGGTTTGCGAGTTCGTGCTGAACGGCCATGCCGCCAGTCTATCAACCGCGAGGGAGAGAGCGCCGGTATCCCTTGACGCGCACAGGCTTCTTGCCCGTGTTCGAGCCGCGAGGGGTGCGAGTGTGACCCTTGACACGTACCGCGCCGCCGGAGCCTCCCGTCTTGTTGCGCTTACCGCGCTGAGTCTTCTTTCGTGCCATCTGCGATAGCCTCCTTCAGTTCGTCGTGTTTATCGGTCAAAGACTTCTGCACCGCCTGCGCCGGGTTCACGGCCGCCGCGCCTTCGGGAATCGAGCCGTCGGCCGGGAAAGCCGCTGTGTTTTCCGGGTTCGCCGGGCGTCCCGCCTCTGAGCCTATAGGCTGATCCACTATACCGCCGCGCTGCTGGCCGGTGCCGGGAAGGTTCAAGATGACATCATCGATGTCGGACCACTCCTGCTTCTGGACCGCCAGCGGCTCAAGTCCTACCTGTGCCCGGATGTCCTTGACCTGCACGCCGGGCAGAGTCGCCATCGATGCGGCGAGGTCGAGCCGATCCTCGATGGGCATGACGTACTCGTGGTCGATTACGAAGTCGAGTCCCCAAGCCTGCGTGAGATGCTTCGAGACCTGCGACTGAATACGATTGAGGAACGGGCGCATCGTCTTGTTGTCGAAGATGCGCTGCGATTCGCGCACTGCCTGTCTGTCTGCGGAGCCGACTTCGCCCAGCAGAGGCAGCGGCACCCTGAAGGCGTCAGCGATGCGCTGCTTGGAGATGTTCGTGAGTTCCACGAACTGAGCCTCGGCCGCGTTGCCGGAGATCGGACGGAACTTCAGACCGCGCTCCAGCATCGCCACCTTGTAGGCGTTGTCTTGGCCGGAGTAGAGTTGCGAGAACTGACGCTTAATCTTGACCCACGTGGACGGCGGAATGGATCGGTCGGACTCCAGCACCCCTGACAGTCGCGTGGACTGCTCGTAGTACTGGGCGACTGACTCCGTGAGAGCGAGTTCGATGTCGTACATGCGCGGGTTGCCAGCGATGATGCTCATGCCCCTCCACGGGTCGTGGGGGTTCGGCTGCTTGACGTGGACGATGTGCTCCGGCTTGAGGCGCACCGGCTCGCCGGTCCTGCCCGGAGCCTGATAGACGTAGGCTTCCGGGTAGTCGTTCTCGTTCAACTCGATCTCGACGAGCGCCGGGCTGAGGCGATAAAGCGCCAGCGGCTTGCCTGTCTCGATCTCAGGCCGGAACTTCAGCCACATGAACTCCCCCGCAACCAGAAGGTCGATCACTGACAACTCCATCAGTTCGGTGTAGTCCATGAAAGGGTTAGGATTCGCCAGAAGGTTCACGAGGTCGTCTGGAGCCGCAGACGCATTATCGTACTTATTGAGAGCAGCGCGGGGGGCTACGACTTCATCGCCACGGCGAAAGTAGTAATCCGCATTTGATGCAGTGCTGGCATACAAAGAGGTGCAGTCCATCACCCAGTCGATTGCGTCCTTGCCGCCGTAGGCTTCAAGGTGACGCTGGGCCGTGCGTCCGGCGAGTCTGCGGCCACGCAGGGTGCCCCCGCCGATGGCGAAATCTGGAGTGGGCTGGTTTGTCGGCGGCAGGGCTTTTCGAGCCTCCGAACCAGTGATCAAGTCTTTAAAAGATGCCATCGCCAAAAGTCTATCGCGGCGTCCGACTTTGTTGTTGTCGTCCGTGAAACAAGGCGGTTTTTATTACACAGGGGGTCTATATAGACCCCCAGTGTGTAATAAACCGCAAATCGGCTTTTTAAGCCAAATCTGTTCTGGGTCTTATAACCCATTTATAGGCCCGTGAAACGCTCTCGTTTCTCGGCCGGTGAGTCTTTCGGCTGGCCGTCCGCTAGTATTCGACAGGTGGATTTGACCCAAGACATAACAAACGCACATCAAACAGCCGAGCAGGCCCGTCTGACCCGTGAGGACTTGCGGAAGACCTACAAGCCCGGCACGAAGGATCGAGAGAGGATCATCGAGAAGACCCTGCGAACCATCGATGAAGCGATGCGGCCGATCAGGTCGGCCATCGGCAAGATCGCATGGGGGCAGACCGAGTTCGAAGACGAACTCCGCGCCGCGAGCGCCGCGCTCCAGTACGAGCGCAAGCAGTTGAAGAAGATGCGCCGCTGATGTTCTTGCTGGTGCTGTTGGCCGGAATGGTCTGGGCGGTCTGGGTGATGTGCGTCAGCGTTGTTGCTGTCGTTCTCTTCTTGGTCGAACTTGCCATGACCGGCTTGCTCGCTTTGTCGAAGCAGATCGATGATCGGAGCCTTTCGTGATTACCGAACTGCTCCTGACTTTCCTTGCCGTCGTGGTGTACTTGTCGATGCTTGTCCTGATCGCCGGACCTCCTCGCAGATGAACGAGTGGGTTCTAGTTGTCGTTGTGATGGCGGTGTACTTCGCCATCCTACTCTGGCCTTTCCGCCGCTAACCCCGCGACCCCGCAGGGTCGTTTCCTCCTAAGCCAGTAACCCCGCAGCCCCGCCTCGTGGTGGGTTACTTGGCGTCCGCCAACTCTGCTAGGGAGCAGGGTCTATTAGGCCACCTGTGAAATATGGTTTCTCGTTGTCACTGGTAGCGCATACCTGAATTTTTTCGTCCCCGGATTTCCGATTTACAGGCACGCCAGAAGCCCTGTAAGCGATTCTGACGGGGTGAAATCTCCCCGCAATACCTCCCTACCCGAAACCCCTTCGACCCCGCAGAGCGGCGCACAGGGCGTCTCAAGGGTAGTCGCCTCTAGGCGTGACTAGGCGTGAGAGGGAAGCGGGATTGTGGGGGCGCGTGCGGCGTTGGAAGGGGTGCCGGAAGGGGAATACCCGCGCCAGACCTTTCACCCCGCGACACGGCGTTACAGGGCGTCTCAGGGGCAAGTCACCCCGCCACGCCTGAGAGTCCTGTATGTCACACATCGGGAAGGCCGGACCCCTTAGCACATCTGACCCCCTCTGATGTGTGAGATTGGTCACACAAGCGATGTGTGACCAATTGGCACACATAGGCCGCCTCTGATGCGCTAGGTTTGTCTGGTCTCACGGCAAGTCGGCCCGGCGTCACCCGCCCCCCGGCCCCGTCAGACCGCCGGGCCACATACCCGCCCGGCGCAGGGTCACGAAGACCCGGCGGCATTTGTGACCGTCAGCACGGCGCCCCGTGAGAATCTGTCAGAGCGGCGCCGACGGGACCGACACCTTGTGAGGTCGGCCCGCCCCCGGATAGCGGGGGGCCGGACGGGGGCCAACACCCCCCGACCCCGGCGACTGACGGAAGGCCACCCGCCACCTGCCCGATGGGGCGCCCGATGGGGCAGACGGTGGCGGCAGAGTCAGCCCGAACACGCCCGCTACACCCGGACCACCAACGGCCCCGCGCCCCCGTCCGGCACTGGCAAACCTAATTTCTCCCCCTTCACATAGGGGCCGCGCATTGGGCGCAGGGACTGGTGTCCCGGTCGGGTTCGAT